CCATTCAGTCTGTTCTCGTTCCAATTGAATATGGTCCAAAGCAAAAAGCAATTCGTAGAGTAACCGCAGATCCAGCAATTACAAGAGAACAATTTTCAACTCAATTGCCAAGACTTGGATTTGAAATGTCTTCGCTTGCTTATTCGCCAGGGAGAAAATTAAACTCAGCACATCGATTCACAAGAGGTGTGAATACTGGAGGAACAGACTTTCAGTTTACCTATGCTCCTGTACCTTATGATATTAATTTCTCACTCTATGCGTTAGTAAAAAGTGCGGAAGATGGCACACAAATTGCAGAGCAAATCATACCATTCTTTACGCCAGACTGGACAGTTACAATGAGATTGATTCCTGAACTTGGAATTAATCTTGACATTCCAATTGAAATGACAAGTGTTTCTTTTGAAGATAATTATGAGGGCGACTTTGACACACGCAGATTTGTCACATGGCAATTTGATTTTACAGTCAAAGGTTATCTCTTTGGACCAATGCAAAAATACAAGTACATCGATACTGCAAATATCTCTTCAAGTACAATCGAAGGCTTTACAGTTTCTTTCCAAGACTTTGCTGGCAACTCTGCATTTCAAGTGACTGAAACAATTACGGAAACGCAAACCCCATGAAAAAGACCGTGAACGAAAAACTCAATGACATTCTTGACATTGAACCAACTTCAGTTACTGAGGTTGTGCCAAAACCTGTTGCAACTGTACCTGCTGAGGTTACAGACGATGACTATGAGTACGCACGAAACAATCTCAAAGGTCTCATTGAAAATGGCAAAGAAGTCATGCAAAACATTATGTTCGTTGCAAAAGAAAGCGAATCTCCAAGATCGTATGAAGTTGTTGGTCAACTGATTAAGACACTCGCAGAGACAAACAAAGACTTACTTGAACTTGCAAAGAAGTCAAAAGAACTTCGATCAGATAAAGAAGAAAAGTCTGGAGACACAAACATCACAAATGCACTTTTCGTAGGAAGCACGACGGAACTTCAAAAATTGTTGACTAAAAAGTAATCATGCGAACAAAAAAGTATCTTGGAAACGCTCAATTAAAAGCGGCTGGAGTTGCACTTCAGTTTACAAAAGAACAAGTAGAAGAATATTTAAAGTGTTCTTCAGATCCAATTTACTTCATTGAAACATACTGCAAAATCGTGACACTTGATCATGGTCTACAACCTTTCAAGTTATACGAATGTCAGAAGAACAAAGTCAATGTAATACACACCAATCGCAAAGTCATACTGATGGAGGGGCGTCAGCAGGGCAAGACTACCACATCTGCGGCGTATATTCTTTGGTATACACTGTTCCAAGGGAGCAAGACAGTTGCAATTCTTGCAAACAAAGCGTCAGCCGCAAGAGAAGTTCTTTATCGTTATCAGTTGATGTACGAGAATCTACCTCTGTGGTTGCAACAGGGTGTGACAGTTTGGAACAAAGGTGACATTGAATTAGAAAACGGTTCAATCGTATTTACTTCTGCGACAAGTCGTGCAGGTATTCGTGGTAAGTCAGTCAATCTATTATATGTTGACGAGACATCAATTATACCAAACAATCTTGCAGAAGAATTCTTTACGTCAGTCTATCCTACAATTTCTGCTGGTGAAACAACAAAAATTCTACTCTCTTCTACGCCTCTTGGGTACAATCATTTCTGGAAGTTTTGGAATGATGCAGAAAACGGACGCAATGGGTTCGTGCCTCTGTTCATACCTTATTGGGAAATTCCTGGGCGTGACGCAAAATGGGCTGAAGGGCAACGCAGACTTCTTGGAGAAATTAAATTCAATCAAGAGGTTCTTTGTAAATTTTTGGGTTCATCAGCTACACTCATTGCAGCCGATGTGATTGGAAACATGTCGCCGAAAGCGCCAATTTACAGCAAAGATGGACTAGACATCTACGAAAAAGTGCAAAAAGATCATTCTTATGTTCTTGTCGCAGACACCGCAAAAGGTGTAGGTGGTGACTACTCAGCATTCAGCATCATTGACACTACTCAGATGCCATATTTGCTTGTTGGAAAATATAGAGACAATCAAATTAGTCCATTGCTTTATCCATCAGTCATTTATAAAATTGCAAAAGAATACAATAATGCATATGTGCTGATTGAAATCAATAGTTCAGAGCAAGTTGCAGAGATTCTTTACAGTGAATACGAGTACGAAAATATCGTATTTGTAAATCGTATGACAAATGGACAGATTGTTTCTGGTGGATTTGGTGGTGGTAAAACTCAGCTTGGTGTAATTACAGATAAGAAAATTAAACGAATTGGATGTTCAAATCTCAAGTCTTTAGTTGAGGAGCAAAAACTTCTTGTTCACGATGCAGACATCATTTCAGAAATCTCAACATTCATTGAAAAAAGAGGGTCGTATAGCGCAGATGAAGGTTATCACGATGATCTTGTCATGACTCTGGTTCTCTTTTCTTGGTTATCTACAAATCCATACTTTAAAGAACTCACAAATATAAATATACGAAAAGAATTGTATGAAAAGCGCATTGAATTGATTGAAAACGAAATTACTCCTTTTGGCATTATAGATGATGGACAAGAAGAGAATACTTTTGTGGATGCATCGGGTCAAGTCTGGACACAGGATGAAAAATACAAAAGCGATTTTTTATAAATAAATTGAAATTCTAGTAACAAACATCATTATAAAAACAAGGAGAAATCAATGGCTATTAGTCTAATCTCACCAGGAATCAAAGTAACAGAACAAGACCTTGTTGCATCTCAGCAAGCAATTACTTCTACTACTGGTGCTTTTTCTGGTCAATTTCGTTGGGGACCAATTGAAGATCCAGTTTTAGTAACTGGTGAAAGCGATCTTGTCGAAAAATTTGGAGCCCCAGATACAAACACTGCGGTTGACTTTCTTTCGGCTGCAAACTTTCTAAATTATTCTGCACCATTATTTGTCATTCGTGTAGCGAACACTGCACTCAATTCAACTGCGGAAGCAACAACAGGTTCTGGAACTCCTGGTACAGGTCTACTGATCAAGAATGATCTAGTCTACGAAGGCACATCTTCATTTAACGTTGGTCCATGGATGGCAAAATTTGCAGGCGCACTTGGAAACTCAATTCGTGTTTCTACATGCCCAAGCTCATCTGCATTTCAATCAACACTTACAGGAACATGGACTGTAGCCGTAGGAAATACAACAGTCACATCAGCAAATGGAGCCGCAAACACAGAAGTTCAAGTTGGCGATCTTCTTGTTCTTGATGGACGCACAATCAAAGTTGCTTCAGTTACAGATGCAAATACAATTGTTCTTTCTTCAGCACATGTAACTGGTGCTACGGCTGCTACCGCAGTACGCCGTTGGGAATTTTTCCCTGAATTCAATGCTGCCCCAGGAACATCTACAGATGGAGAAGCCAAAGGCGCAGTTGGAGATGAAATGCACATTGTCGTTGTAGATCGTCTTGGAACAATTACAGGTGTTGTTGGGTCAGTTCTTGAAAAATTTGAACTTGTTTCAAAAGGTTCGGATGCAAGAGGCGAAAATGGTGGAACAAACTACTATCGTAATCTAATTAATGATCGTTCACAATACATTCGTTGGACTGCACACGATTCTGCTGGCACAAATTGGGGAACATCACTTTTAAACACTACATACACCGCAGTAAATTTACCTAAACCATATAATCTTGCTGGTGGGGCTGATGGTAGCGCACTTTCAGATGGTGATCGTACAACTGGATATCTATTGTTTGCAAACAAAAATGATATTCCTACATCTCTAATTATTTCTGGTCAAGCAACATCAACAACTGTAAATCGTATAATCAATGACGTTGTTGAAATAAGAAAAGATTCAATCGTTGTTGCTTCCCCTCCAAGAACAGCAGTTGTCAACAATGCTGGTTCTGAAGTCACTTCAATCAATGCTTTTGCAAACGCTGTTACAAGATCAACATATGCGTTTCTAGATTCTGGTTGGAAGTATCAGTACGACAAGTACAATGATACATACGTTTATGTTCCTCTTAATGCTGACATGGCTGGACTAATGGCAAGAAACGATTTCAATCGTGACCCATGGATTTCTCCAGCAGGATTCATCAATGGACAAATTTCAAATCTTGTTCGTCTTGCATTTAATCCAAATCAAGCAGACCGTGATACACTTTACAAGAATTCTGTTAACCCAGTTATCACACAGCCTGGAAAAGGAACAGTTCTTTTTGGCGACAAGACATTTACAACAAAAAACACATCTACAAATCGTATAAATGTTCGCAGACTCTTCATTGAACTTCAAAGAACAATTTCTGATGCCGCCGACAATGTTCTCTTTGAAAGAAACGATGCAACAACAAGAGAAAACTTTGTAAATCTAATTACTCCATATCTTCGTACTGTTGAAGCAAGAAGAGGAATTAGTGCATTCCGAGTTGTTTGTGACGGAACAAACAATCCTGAAACTGTTGTCAATGCAAATGAGTTTGTTTGCGATATCTTTGTACAACCAGTTCGCTCTGTCAACTTTATTCAACTCAACTTTGTATCGGTTTCTGGAACTGCAACATTTACTGAAATTGCCGGCTAAATAGTTATAACGACTAAGGAGAAATAAATGGCAATTACAAAAATTAGCGAACTAAAATCAGCGATTGCGGTTGGTGCAAGATCAAATCTGTTTGAAGTTACAATTACTGGTCAGGTAGATGAATCTTTCAAATATCTTTGCAAAGGAGCGCAATTGCCTGGTTCAACACTTGGTTTAATTGACGTTCCTTTCATGGCTGGGAGAAGATACAAACTAGCTGGTGATCGTACTTTTGTTGAGTGGACAACAACAGTTTTGAATGATCAAAATTTTAAAATTCGTAAATCACTTGAAGACCTTCAAAGAGAGTATGGTGCAACGAATTATAATTCAGACACTTCAAAAACAAAAACTGGGTCTGCTACTACTGAATTGAGTACGATTACAGTAAAACAGTACGATCAAGTTGGAAATGTAAAATATACTTATAAACTATTTAACGCATGGCCATCAGAAATTAGTACAATTGATCTTGCTTATGATTCCGTAGATACGATTGAAGAATTTACATGCACATGGTCGTATGATTACTTTACATTTGGAAATGATACTCAATCTAATTCGAGTGGTGCCTCAAGTGTTGCAGACTCAGATCCTAATGAATAAGGAACAAAAATGGCAAACGAATTTTTTAATATAAATACTTTTAGATCAAATTTAAATTCTGGGTCTAGAGCAAACTTATTTAAATGTAGTATTACTGGGTTACCAAGTCAAGTTAATGATCCGCAAAAACTTTTGTCTACTGGCGGAAACTTTTCATTTCTTTGTCGTTCCGCAGCCATTCCTGCATACTCACTTGGAATTATTGAAGTTCCATTTCGTGGGAGAAGAATAAAGATTCCTGGTGATCGTACATATGCAGAATGGACAGTTACAGTACTAAATGATGAACAACAAGGAATGAGACAAGTATTTGATAACTGGTTGAAGTTTATTAATGATCCAGACGGGACTAAAAAAATAAGAGAAGCAACTGGAGATAATTATCGTTGCACGGTTGTGATTGATCATCTAAAAGGTGATGGGAAAATAAGTAGAAAGTATCAACTTGTAGACGCTTTTCCAACTGATGTTTCTCCAATTGATCTTTCTTATGACACTACAGATGCAATTCAAGAATTCACAGTGACATTTCAGTATCATTTTGTTGAAGAAAGTGGATTAGGAACTGATTCTAGTGATGCGGCAATCTCCACATCTTCAGTTACAACTTCAGTTACAACAACACCATAACTTGAGCAATTGTTTGTAATAAATAACTGCGTAATAGTTAAACACGCACACAATGGGAGCTATTACGCTCCCATTTTATTTTAGAAAGATAAACCATGGCACTCAAATTATTTGGTTATAAGATTGGTAAAGATGAGGAAGATGAAAAACAAAAAGAGAATGTACAATCTTTTGTTGCCCCTCCAAATGAAGATGGTTCTGTAGCAGTAGTTGGCGGTGGTGTCTATGGCATCTATACCGATTTGGAAGGTGTCATACGCAATGACGCACAATTAATTCAGAGATATCGTGACATGGCACTTCAGCCAGAATGCGATGCAGCCATAGAAGATATTGTCAATGAGACTCTTGTATTTACCGAAGGTGACTACCCAGTTCAAATTATTTTAGATAAACTTGAACAGCCAGAGTCAATTAAGAAAAAAGTTCGTGAAGAATTTGAGCATGTAATGAAACTTCTTGACTTCAACAATCAAGGGTATGATATATTTCGTAGATGGTATGTTGACGGCAAACTCTACTATCACATGATGATTGACATCAAGCAGCCAAAGCAAGGTATCAAAGAGGTTCGCTACATTGATCCAAGAAAGATTCGTAAAGTTCGTGAGAACAAAAAGTCTAAACCAATTCTTCAAGCTGGAGCGCAGAATCAAGTCAATGCACCACAAAAACCAAATGAGTATTTTCTTTTCTCTGAAAAAGGTTTCAACAATGATGCAAATCAAGGTGTAAAGATTGCGCCAGATGCAATTTGCTATGTGCATTCTGGATTGACTGACAAAGACGGTAAAGTAATTGTTTCTTATCTACACAAAGCAATTCGTCCACTCAATCAATTGCGTATGCTTGAAGATGCAACAGTGATCTATCGCATTTCAAGAGCGCCAGAACGTAGAATATTTTACATTGATGTTGGTAATTTGCCAAAAATGAAAGCAGAACAATATCTGCGTGAGATCATGCAGAAGTATAAGAACAAACTTGTCTATGATGCACAGACTGGTGAGATTCGTGATGATCGCCGTTTTCAGACAATGCTTGAAGATTTTTGGTTGCCACGAAGAGAAGGTGGTAAAGGAACAGAAATCACAACACTTCCAGCAGGACAAAATCTTGGTGAGATTGAAGATGTTGTCTACTTTCAAAAGAAATTATACAAATCATTAAACGTTCCAATTTCACGCTTAGATACTGAAAATGGATTCTCACTTGGTCGTGCATCTGAAATCACAAGAGATGAATTAAAGTTTACTAAATTCATTCGCAGATTGCGTCTAAGATTTTCACATTTGTTTGATCGTCTGTTAGAGACACAATTGCTACTCAAAGGGATTTGTACAAAATCAGAATGGCAACAAATGAAAGAAGAAATTTCTTATGACTTTGTTTCAGACACACATTTTTCTGAAATGAAAGAAGCAGAAGTTCTCAAAGAAAGACTTGGAATTCTTGGAGACATTGATGGTTATGTTGGCAAATACTTTTCTGAAGCATGGGTTCGTAAGCATGTTCTACGTCAGACTGAAGATGATATAGAAGAAATCAATAAAGAAATTGAAGAAGAAAAAGAAAGCGAAGATGGTGAAGAGAATGAAGAACCTATGCAACCAATGCCGCAACAAGCTCCAGCATTGCCTACTGCACAAGCACCAATTCCAGTTGTAGTTCAGAATCAAAAAGAAGAAATTGAACCTCGCATTGTTGATGATACAGATCAAAAAGAATTGGCTAAATCAATGACAAAGTTTTTTGATACTTTAGTTGAAGAGGCAAGAGGTGACGATAAAGAAGCCAAATGAACTTTTCAATGATGCACTTTCTGTAGCAACTTCGGTTGCATACACAAAAAAAGAGATATCAAAACTTAAAGAAGAAATAGATTCTCTTAAAGAAGAAAGAATAGTTGAGTATGTAGAAGGACCTCAGGGTAAAGAAGGTCCTCGTGGATTTATGGGCCCAAAAGGTGATCGTGGAGAAAAAGGTGATAGAGGTGATACAGGACCACATGGTGAAAAGGGCGACAAAGGGAATACTGGTGATCGTGGAGAAAGAGGAGAAACTGGAGAGCAAGGAATCCAAGGACTTCAAGGAGAACAGGGTCCGCAAGGCGAAAGGGGCGACACTGGAGAACGAGGTCCACAGGGAGAACAAGGACTTCAAGGAATCCAAGGAGAGAAGGGTGATAGAGGTGCATCTGGACCTATGGGACCTGTGGGACCAAAAGGCGACACAGGTGAGCGAGGTGAGCGTGGACCTCAAGGGAAACAAGGGCCAGTAGGATCAAAAGGCGACAAGGGAGATCGTGGTGATCAAGGTCTGGCTGGCAAACAAGGTTCAAAGGGTGAGCGCGGAGAAAAAGGCGACAAAGGAGATTCTGGACCACAGGGCGAGAAGGGCGACAAAGGAGATCCAGGAAAAGACCCAGACTTCACTGCAATTCAAGAAGAAGTCAACAAGTTCAAAGAAGTTCTACAAAAAGATGTCTCTGATTATAAAGTAAGAGTCAATCAAGTAATATCAAAAGGATTTGGTGGTAGTTCTTCTGGTGGTGGTGAAGTCAATTTAAGATTTCTTGATGATGTAGATACAACCAATCTTGCAAACAATCGCTATTTAAGATTTAATTCTGCGAACAATAAATTTGAGTTCGTTGCAGTATCTCCAGGTGGTGGAGGTGCATCAGATTTTTCAGAACTGTCTGGATTTCTTGATGAAAATCAGATTGATGATCAGACAATCAATGTTTCAAAGTTTGTTAATGATGCTAGTTACATTACAATTAACAATGTAATTGCTGGAAACAATGTCACAATTACAAGCAATGGAACACACATTACAATTAATTCAACTGCAACTGGCGGTGGTGCGGCAGGAGAATCTTTAAATCTTCAATTTGAAAATGATAGTGCAAGCGCATATAAAGCAGTTTCTTTAAATGCAAACGCAGAAACAATTCTTGCTTCAACACTTGATTTAGCACAAGTAGACAAAGTGCTTGGAGTGCTTGACAACAATGGAGAAACAGTCGCATTTGGTGTGATTACAAATCCATCTTGGAATTGGGTTGTAGAACAGTCTCTTTATCTTGGTGCAAACGGAGACATAGTGACAACTTCAACTATAAATGGAGCAACGTTTTCTCTCAAAATTGGAACTGCAATCTCGTCTACACAAATGTTTGTTAAAATTGGAACACCAATCATTTTATAAATAAAGAAAAAATTAGGAGTCTTTTCAATGGCAAATCAACTTTACTCAAAAGCAAAAGAAGCGTTTTTAAATGCAGACATTGATATGGCAGACAATACCATCGTCATTGCACTTATTGACACTGGCGAGTATTCTTTTAGCGCATCTCATCAATTTCGTAGCGACATACCAAATAATGCAGTGATTGCAACTGCCACACTTGGGAATAAGACAACTGCAAACGGCGTCTTTGATGCTGACGATGCGACATTTACTTCTGTCACTGGTGCAAATTGCGAAGCATTGATTCTTTTTCAAGATAGCGGAAACACATCAACATCAAGACTCATTGCATTCATTGATTCTGCAACAGGTTTGCCAATTCTACCTAACGGTGGTGACATTACTGTAGCATTCTCTAGCGGATCAAATCGCATTTTCTCTCTGTAAAATAGAGTAGAAAAATAAAATTATGAACCAAGTGATTCAACTTGATGGCGTTCTGAGTAGTGTTCAGAATGATGAAGTTCAAGTATATTCTTCAAATACTTTTCTTCAACTATCAGATCAGTTTGACTATGCCATTGACCCAACTGTTTTTGTTGAATCCCCAGAAGTTATATTCATTGTTAGACCAACTGAAATTGAAAGCACACTTGCGTTTGGTCTAACACAATTTAATCAAACAATTTTTGCAGAGTCAGTACAATCTACAGTAGCATTTGGAGATGATAAAACACTCTCAATGCAGATTGTCTACTCAAACGCAATTGATAGTACAGTCGCATTTGACAATCCAAAATTAAACTTCAAAGTATTTGCAAATTCTGCACTGACAGAAAATAATTTTGGAACGTCACAACTCAACACAACAATTTTTGCAAATGCGATTAATCCAAGTGCATTGTTTGGCAATTTACAGACAAACATGCAGATTGACGATGTGCCATTTCCATCAATTGAATCTACTCTTGTTATACCAAACCCAGTACTTGTAAGTAAAATTGGACCACTTTCAATTGCGCCAACTGCAAGTTTTGGTGTCGCATCGTTCATTGATAACATTCACAGAATTCTTATCTTTAAAGATGACAACATTTCAAAAATTGGCGAAAACGATGCAGCCGTCATTGCTGGAGGAATTCGTTTGAACCCAGCAAGCGTAGCGTCAGAAACGGCATCGGCAGGGAATGCTACTCTACCAGAAGCACCAGTAGGATTTCTATCAGTTAACATAGAAGGCGTTGACTATAAAATACCATATTACAATAGTTAAAAACGCATATTGTATAAATAAAGAAAAAAGGAGTCATTATGGAAAACATTCAACAAGCAGTTTTGAGTGCAATGGAAGCAAAACCACTAGATTTTAAAGCACACATTGAGAAAGAAATCAATGATCGTGTCTATTCTAGAATGCAAGCAAGAAAACAAGAACTTGCTCAAAATATTTTAAATCGTTCTGAAGATTCACAAGAAGAAGAATCTGAAGAAGAAATACAACCAGAGGAAGCCGATGAAAACCTTTAAGTCATTTATAAAAGAAGCAGGACCAAACGCTAAACCAAAAGCAAAAGGTGAAGCAGATTTTGTGGATGCTCACAAAGTAGAAATTACTGATCCGACAGATCAAGCTACCGATGGTTCTGCTAAAGTTATAACTAAACCAGTTTCTGGAAAGCGTAAAGCAGATCGTCTTGACAACAAGCAAGCAATGGGTGAAGATACAGGTCAAGCAGATGCCCGTAAAACAACACCATCAAGCAAAGAAGCACAACAAAAAGTTTTCGATAAACACAAAGAGCGCATGAAACAATTGGCAAAAGAAGAAGTAGAAATTACAGAAGGTTATGAAAAAGTTGTTCTTGACTTTTTAAAAAAACGTAATGTTGATGCTTACTTCAGAAGTGGTAAACTCGTAATTGATAAAAAAGACATGGCAGCCGCAAAGAAGGCTCTTGCTAAACCAGTTGGATTCAATGCAAAAGATTTAGAAATTGTTACTGAAGAAGTGCAACCAAAAACATATCGTGAGATGATGCGTGAAGCAAACTTCTCAAAGAAGCAAACAACAATGGCACACACAATTGGTAAAGAATTTGAAAAGAAGGGTGTCGGAGACGAGACTAAGGGTGGACCATATGCAGTTGCATCCGCAATGGTAAGAGACAAGCCAGAGGCTGCTAAGAAAGCATATGCTACCATTCAATCTAAAATGAAAGAAGAAGCAGACGCAGAACTTCTTTTCAAACTCTATGATGATCTAAATGAAGAAAATCAAGAATTCTTCATGCAACAATTAGAAGAAGATGCAGAAGCACTTTTGCTCTTTGCACAAAATTTAATGGAAGAATAAACAATGATCATTAAGCCTTTAGGGGAAATCATTGCAGTTACGACTGCAAACTCTGTAGCAAATTCTAATTTGGTTAGAATACATACCACAACGGCAACAACAGTTACAGTTGCAAATTCTACTGGAAGTACGCTTGGTTCTTTTTCAATGCCAGCAAACACTGTAGAAATTGTTGAGAAAGCGACATTAGATACAATTGCATGTAGTTCTTCTGCAAACTGCACACCAGTCGCATTCAAACACTAAACATGATTGGTTTCAAAGAGTTTATTGAACTTGATGAACAATCTTGGAAAAGAGTTAATCGTGTTCGTGGTGGAAAAGTACAAAGAAGAAAAATGGTTTCTCAGAGACCTGGTTACAGAATGCAAGCAGGTAAATTGGTTCGCATGTCGGCTGCTGAAAAACGCAAACGCCATCTTTCACAAATGAAGGCTGCAAGAAAGCGCAGACCAATGTTATCAAGAATTTTAAGAAAAAGAAAACTGTCACTACGAAGAAGATTAACCGCGGGGATCAAATGAAACTTATCACAGAAATCAATGAACAAATCAATGTAATTACCGAAGACGTTGAAACAGGCGGAAAGAATTTTTACATTGAAGGCATTTTCATGCAAGCCGAACAGAAAAATCGTAATGGAAGAGTATACCCATTAAAGGTTCTGCAAAAAGAAGCAGATCGTTACATTGCAGAGTATGTAAATCGTAATCGTGCTTACGGAGAACTAGGACATCCAGATGGTCCAACAATCAATCTAGAACGTGTTTCACACATGATCAAAGAACTAAAGCAGTCTGGAAATGACTTTGTTGGAAAAGCAAAGATCATAGACACACCATATGGAAACATTGTAAAGAATTTAATCATTGAAGGTGCTGGTGTTGGTGTTTCTACAAGAGGCATGGGATCGCTTGAAGAACAATCAGATGGAACAAAATTAGTTAAAGATGACTTCTATCTTGCAACCGCAGCCGACATTGTTGCTGATCCATCTGCACCAGACGCATTTGTGCGTGGAATAATGGAATCAAAAGAGTGGGTTTGGGAAAACGGAATCATCAAAGAAGTTCAGATCAAAGAATACAAGAAAACAATTCAAAAGTCTTCAAAGAAGAATCTTGAAGAAAATATGATTAAAACTTTCCAACACTTTCTTTCTAAACTATAATTTTTTATAAATAAAGAAAGCAATTTAAATAC